TGTTAATCGCATCTATCCATAATTTGTAATATTGATTCATACCGTGTGGTGTGGATACAATAATCATCTTTGTTCTTTTACCAGATGAGATCGTAGGATAAACTGAACTAAAAAACATCTCTGCGATATTCGCTGGTACGAAAGCAAACTCGTCAAGGAAGATGATGTTAAATGAACCTCCTCGAATAGCGGAACTTGAAGTCGCCGCTGCTACAATCGTTGATTTGTTTTCTAACTCTATATTACCTTTGTTCCAATTGATGATACCTTGTTGTAACCATTTGGGTAAGTTTTCATAAGCGAGTTGTAGTCTTCCTAATATATCTCTCGCAGTAGAACTTTTGTTCGCCAGAATAGCGATGTTTGAATTTGGATTAAATAAAGCGTAATGTAAAAGATAAGAAATTGTTGTAGTTGATTTACCTGATTGTCTTGGTAGTTTACAAATTGTAAATCTATTATCGTGTATGGTTTGTACAATCTTTTTTTGAAAGTCATACATCTTAAATGGTACTAGACCTTCATCAAGTGATACAATACGAACATAGTTTTCCATAAAGTATAATGGATCGTTACTACACTTTTGGTATTCTTCAATCTGTTCTTTTGTAAACTCAACAGGTGTGTTTACTTTTTTAAGATTGGGATTTCCGAGATATGCTTCGTTAGTGCTCATTTACGATTGCCTCTATATGAGTATACCCAAGTCTTTTCGCTTGTGTAACTCTTTGATTACCTTTCTCTACACTATATAGTTTTTCTTTATAGTGTTTACCACTAGCACCAAAACGTGGTGATTTGCTTAAAGTATGTTTGAAAACTTGTATAGGATTATTCATCATATCTTTTATATCTTCTACACCATCAGTTAACTTTGGATTGTATTTTTCGTAATAAGTGTTATACGTTAAATCACTTATCTTCAGTATCTGTTTTTTCGGGTGTGATGTCTTTGACTTTAGTATTTTCATCTTTCTTCAACATCTTCTGTAATTCAGCTGTAGAGCCTACAAAGAGAGCATTCTTAATATTATTATTTGCTGTTTTAGGTAATTCTTTTAAGTCTTTGAGTTTTTTTTGTAAGTCTTGTAGTTTATCTACTGTACCAGCAACTTGTCCTATCAATTGACCAGCGACTTCGTATGCTCTTGGGTGTTGACCTTCTCTAGCAATATCCAGTATTCCTTCAATCGCTTCTTGGCCTCTTTCAATTAGATTGTAGTAATTTTCTCTGCTATATTTGTAGTCGTTATCTACATCAGCTTTACTATCATCATCTTTACGAGGAACTGCTGGTTTAAATTCTTGTTTAACTATTTCTTTTTTAGGTTCTGGTTTATCAATACCTAATATTTCATTTACCTTATCTTCTAATTTACTCATATTACTATTTATGAATAAACTATTTGTTTAACTTCATTCCTTTGAAGTAACTTGGTAAACCTAAATGTGGTCTTCCATCAAACATATTTTCATCAGCGTTAGGAGATTCTACATTGTTGTAATGTAAAAAGACTTGAGCGCAGTCTTCACCTAAAAATGTTTCTCGCCAATGTTCTAATATCATACCTTTATAGACTAACATATCACCAGGTTTCAATACGACCTTCGTCCCTTTATTTGTAGATTGTGCTGGGAAACCATCATCTGGTGTTCCAACATTTTTCTTTGCCTCCAAATAAATTGGCCAATCATCGCCACCTAGATTCATTGTTGTTGAAATCTCACAACTAAATCTATCTTTATGTCTATGTAATACATCACCTTTTTTATAGATACGAGCATAAGCGTAAGTTGGGTTTAATGTAAGACCAGTCGCCTTTTCCATTTTAGGTTGACACGCTAATAACAATGTTTCCATCGCTGTATCAGCATAATGTGAATATGTGTTTGGTACTTGTTCATCATTCCATACTCCCCATTCTGTTGTAAATGGCGAGATATAACGAGTGTCAAAAAATGTTCTTGCCACTTGTCGTTTCATTAAGAAGTAATTATAAACAAAGTTTGCTACCTTTGGATCAATCGCTTCTCTTATCACTAAAAAATGATTTTTCTTAAATCGAGCTTTCATTATTTTATTCCCTTGGCTGCGTTTACAATAATATTTCGTACTGCTTGTAGATTAAAATGAATAAATCTAAATGGTTCCACTCCGTCATCTACAGCAAATTCGTGTGGTACATAAGCAGGGAAAAATATTAATGTTCCTGGTTTAGGTCGATAGTGTATCGAATCTGACATTGTACTAATTTTACTTCTATCTTTCTGTGGCAGTTTTGTCATCATTGCACCTGCTCTTGGATCGTGCATTACAGGAAATGATGTTTTATCAGAAGCTTTTAGAAAGTAAAAACCAGAGATATGATTATCCCAATGTACGTGAGTACTGTGGTGACCACCACCGTTTTTAGAAAACTCTTGTACCCAAAATTCTGTAAAGAACATTGTATATTGACTCATATCATAACCCCATTCATCTAATAGATTCCAAGAGGTTGCACCAATATATGATTCTAATTCTTTTAATCCAGGATCCCCATTCAAAGGTGTTGAGTGATAACTCATTCCGTGGTCTTTTACTTTTAGATAATCTTTATTACCTAAAAACTTTTTTCGTTCTTTTAGTTTTGGTTGTTCTCGTTTATATGCTTCATCTATAAACTTATCTGTCGCCTTGATAGCACTTGGTAACCATTCTGGTTTCTCTATACTATACACAGGGGTACTAAAGTACCAATCTGTTCTCATTATGTCTTTGTTCGCTGTAACTGCCATTATTTTCTCCTTGTCATCTATATATACATTATCTAAAAGGGTACCCTAAATTCCAAATCACTAGTGAATACCTTGTACCGCTTGTTACTGGCGCCACTCTATGCCAGCAAAAACTAGGAAAAACAATTATAGAACCACGAGGTCGTATTTCTTCACAACTCTTAATGGCTTTCTTTTTGTTTCTTTCCCAATCTACTTGATTTCTAAAATCAAACTCTAAATTACCACCCACATATTCACTTGGGTCGTTTAATGAAATTGTTACTGATAACTTTCTAATTTTTCCGTGGTCCATTGGATAGGTACCATCTTCTAACTTTTCTCTTTGATAGGGTACTTCCCAACTATCACAATGCCAACCATAATATTGACCTACGCCATACTTTGTAAACTGACAAGACTCTGACCAGTCCCATTCAAAGTTCCAACCGGCATCTCTATTTGCTTGATGTATGTAAGGGTGTATTTCTTTGTATATCCATCTATCAGCCATCCAAACAATATCAGATTTTCTTTTTTTCTGCATATTGTTGAGGTCTTTTTTAGACAACTTGCCATTTTGTCTGCTGTAGCCACCAGTCACAGCCATCTCGGCTTGATGTTGTTTACCATATGCGATTATTTCATCACATAGTTTTGGTGATAACGCTGATTGAAAATAGTAATAGTAATTTTTCAAGTTCATTTTTTAATTCCTCAGTTCAATTTATATTTATTTATATCATATTAAAAGATAGAGATATTCTATTTTCTTTTTTGTTTAAATTAGGTTCAACCCAATGACTTAACCAACTAGGAAATAAATATAAGATATTATTCATACTAGGCATCCACCATTCTGGTGAGTTTGTTTCGTCCATTTCTAAAAATAGACTATTATCTTTTTTATCAGGCCATATACAATTAAAAGAATCATATCCTGGTCTTTGAAATCTAATATTACCTCCATTTTTTGGAACTTTTACATAAAAAACTCCAGATAAAATACTTCCTGGGTGTAAATGTGGTATATTAACACAATTATAATTGTTTATATTAATCCAAATATCTTGTAAAACAACACTTTTTAATTTTAATAATTTACAAAATTCCTTACTACTATTTTCAATATCTAAAATTAAATTATTTAGTTCAGGTTGTGTAATTTTTAAATTTTTTGACTGCCAACCACCTTTATTACTTCTTGTTCTACCAACTTTATTTTTTTGTTTTTCACTTAAACAATATTTTTCAATAGAATGTAAATTTAAATTTAATTTTTGTTGGAAAATAGGTACAGTAAATAAACTTTTTATCATTAAAAACCTTTCACTTCATTTGCTCTATCGTATGGACTTTTTATATTTAGTGTGTCTATAAAAAAAGATATTGTTAGTCTATTTTTTGTTAAATTACTTGGTCCGTGATATTCATTGGCATCATAACATACCATACTATTAAACAAATTAGACACTTTTAGTTTTATATTTAATTTATCATCAAAAACTGTAGTTCCTGTTTTAAAATCATTTTTGTTATTTAAAAAAATAACACCAGCTAATAAACTACCTTTGTCTTTATGTATTTCTTCATTTCTTTTATATAAAGATTTATCTTCACTTGTTGTTTTAGAAAAAAATGCTTTACCTTTAATTTTTAAATTAATTAATTCTGAATTTGAATAATAATACGATAATGTTTTTAAAAAAATAAATTTAAAAAGATCAAAATTAAAATAATTAATTGATTTAGTTCTAACCCCAGGCCACTCTCTATCTTTTTCTACCCAATCTGATTTTTGATATTCTAAAGTTTTTGAATATTGTACTATTTTATTAGGATTATTAAAAAAATTATTTACTATTAAAGTAGGATATTTTTTCATCATATGTCATTATATATTATAGTTTTAATTATTGAAATTTATATCTAATAATTACTATACCTTTACCACCAGCACGACCTTCTTGTCCGCCTGTTTGAAAAGATGAACCACCACCACCGCCACCAGTGTTAACTTGACCTGCTGCGGCAGGAGTTGATGGATACT